GTCCTGCGTAATCTTGACAGTGTTCGTCGACGTATTGCGCCCGTCGTAGAAGACGTGCGAGTCGAGGAAGCGCGAGTCGCGGACGTCGGTGAGGATGCGCGTACACATCCGCTCCATGTAGTACTTGGTGCCGCGCTTCACGAGCAGCACCACACCGTGCTCCTTGTCCGCCGGAATAGAGACGACAGACTTGACGAGACCGTCCTCGATCTCGTGCTCTGCCCACGCAACCATCTGCTGCTCGGGGTTCCAACAACACGAGAGCATCTTGCCGTCGTCCATCACGAGCCAAATCGTCTGCCAAGGAACCTCGGCCCAGCACCACGACACCACTTGCCTACCTCGGAAGAAGGCGCGGCTGTAGCTCACCATGTCCATGCTCTTCGACTGCATGCCCTGCATGAAAAAGGCGCGTGGCTCGCACCCAGTGTTCTCGATGAAGAGCACAGTCTCGCCCACGACGAGCGGGTGCAACGAAGCGCTGCCGTAGTCACTGACCTGCCGCACTGCGATGGAGTTGGGTGTGAGAATCTCGTACTGACCCGAGCCCGCTGCCACCCACTCACCTTCAGAGGTGAAGAGGTAGAGACCATGGCGGGCAACCATGAAACGAATCTTCTCCCACTTCAACGACGCAAGCATGAACGCGTAGGGATCAGCATCCTTCGCCACCTCTTGTGCGTCGATGACCTTGTAACGATCTACAGCAGAACCAACAACGAGACCTGGTCGAGTCTCGGTAGCAGCCATGACGAAGCGACCTTCGTACATACCAAGCGCTGAAGGCCACTCACGCACCGGGGCAACGTAGTTGTCGTGTCCAATAGGCCAGGGAGACTTGATAGTGAGATGGTTGTCCTCAGTACGTGGCGGCGTAGCAAAGTCAGGGACGAGACCGTCATCGACGAACTCCTGTGCGTCAGGCCCAGTCTCGCCGACGAAACCGAAGTGCCCATCACGCCCTTTGTAAACGCGGGTGGCAATAATGGTATCGGCATCAGACGCGATGGTCTCAGGGCGTTGCGTGAACACTCGCCAGTCGATGATCTGCGGGCGATCTGCGTAGCACACGAGAAGAGACGGCAGCTCCTTCGTGTTGAGCACAGGATCGAGAGCAGAGCCAGCAACAACGTCCCATGAACCTCCATCCAGGTGAACTGGTCGGTCACCGACCGGAAGACCAGTGGCTGTGTAGAACCAGTTATCCTCGTAGAACTCCTGCACCGTAGAAGAGGCGTAGTCTGGGTCTTTGATGTAGACGTAGCTGAACGCGCCTGGGTACTTCCAGTTCTCATTCCACGCTTCGACACGGTAGCGAACTGAGTGTGTGACGATGAACGGCAACGTCTCGTAGACCTCACCTTCGCTCGTCATCATCACACGCGACACTGCCCACTGCCACACGCGCGCAGGATGAGTAGCATCTTCCTCTGGCAGATGAACGTCGTCAGCGTCAGTTGTCTCAGCACCGTAGATATACGCCTGCTCCTTCAACCGTGGAGTACCACCGTGAGACGGGAACGGCTGCGGTGTGAAGTTGAGCAGCTCGTAGTGCCACACCGTGCTGTCCGAAGTAGCGCGCGTGAGTTTGAATGGCTGGCGAACAGAATCTTTGCTGGCGTTCTCGTAGGTGATGTAGAGAGCATCACCAACCTGCACAAATCGAAACGCCGCAGCTTGCGACTTCGACCACGGGAAGATGGTGAGGTCGCCCTGCCACGAGCGTGTTGAATTTGGGTCGTAGGGGTCGTCCCAAGTATACTGCTGAACCGTGGTGTCGAGCAGCGTGATAGCGTCGGTGGTTCGGTCGTACGAATAGAAACGGACGAAACCGTAGCCCGTCAGATCATTCGCCTCCCCTCCGAACGCTATGATGACAACGTCGTCGTCGGAAAAGATGAACGGCACGAGCCTCGACGGTTCGCCGTTGGGATCGTTCTGAGCGTTGCCTGTGACTTGGTCGACGAGCGCGGTCCCCGCGCGGTTGAGCAGCGTGCCCTCGGGGCTGACGAAGAAGTTCTTCGAGTCCTTGAACGCCGAGGTGTACTTCGCAAGGTCGGTGCGACCATGAAGCTCGGGCGAGAACCGCCCGCCTGCGAACGACGTCTGCTTGTCCTGGTAGAAGCGCGGGGATGCCATGGGTGCCTCCGCTAGAACTGTCGAGCAGACACGCTCGGGGTCTCGGGCTCGGGCAGGTCGACGATGTTGTTGCGCACGCTCGCGCGCGCCAGACCTATGGCGTGCTCGAAGTACTTCAACATCCTGTCGGCGAGGTTCATGTCCTTCTTGAGCGACAGCGCAAGGTCGGACGCGAGACCGAACACGATGGCGTTGACGAACAACCGCGTGTAGAGGCGAGGGTTCTCGACCAGCTCACCTGTGTCGCCGTCGTAGCCTCCCGGCAGACCTGTGTACTCCATCACCGAGAAGTCGTCGGGAGCGAGGTCGGTGACCATCACGCTGCCGGCGCCGACGTAGTCGGAGACGAGGTCGAATGGTGTGCGGTCGATGCGAGCACCCGCCGAGGTGACGAAGGCAATGAAGTTCACGAAGTCACCGGGCAGCGCGTACGCGTAGTCCCAGCCGACACCGAGCCCGTACTGATACGCCCAGTACGTACCGTCGTCCGACTCCGGGTTGTCGCCCGTCGTCGCCTGCACGGCTTTGTACACGACGCCCTCGTAGCGGACCTTGTCGTCTGCAGCATACGCTGTCGTCGACACCCACTCCTGCACGGCAGCGCTGAGCTGCACCTGCTTCGTGGCGAATGGCCACTTAACTAGCTCGAATGCTGAGATGAGCCAGTCACCGTAGTGGACGCGACACGCTTCTGCTTCGGCTGTTCGCTCGTCGGTATTCTGAACCTTGATAGTCGAGCCGATGCGATGCAGGGCTCGGTTCCAAATTTCGACGACCGACTTCGTGGTTTCGATTGCCATCACTCACCTCGACGGGGTGCGTTCTACTGATCCGCCGCTCTCTTGCCGCTGTCCTTCTTCGACCCGACCTTGCGAGTCGTGTCGCTCTGCTTCTTGACGAAGCCTGTCATCGGCTTCTCGGGCTTCGCCTCGACGGGACGCAGCCCGCGATCCGGCTCGACGTCGTCAGGAAGCTCGACGAGCGCCGGGGCGTGCGCAGACGCGTCGACGTAGTGGGGTTCGGTTTCTCCGACCTGCTGCAGGTAACGGGGCTTCGTGATCCAGTACTTCGGCATGTGACTCTCCTGATGTGTTGCTGAGAAAAAAGGGGACGGGGCACCCAAGCCAAGGTGCCCCGCCCGTCATGACAAAGCAGACTACGGAGTAGCCGCAGCTGCCCGGTAGTCGTTGGTCTGGTCGTTGACCACCAGGTCGGCTTCCGCCACACCACCAGCCGTGCCGGCGGTGTCGGGGTTGGTGCCACCCAGGGTGAACATGAGACCGTAGTACCGCTTCGCCACGCGCTGCTGCACAGCGTGGAGCTTGAACGGCACGTCGTCACCCGACGCCAACGCCGTCGAGCCGTCGGGCTTGTAGACGATGATGCCGGTCGACCCGATGACCGTCGGGTTGGTGGTGAGCGCGGCGTTGTCAGCACCGAGCAACTCGACCTTCAAGGTCGGGTTGTCGTCGGCAGTGAGCACCGCGTGCCCAACGACGGCGAGGTCGCTGCCCCGCGCGCCGAAGAGGTTGATGGCGCTGCCGGCGTCGAACACGTTCGGCGACACGGTAGCGGCGTTGCTGTTGGTGATGGCTGGAACGCCAAAGCTGCAAAGTCCTTCGAGGATCATGATGAATCTCCAATGAGTGAACGTTGGTTGGTGCTGTTGCTGCAAGCTCAGAACAAAGCCTCCGCGAGCTACGCGATGTAGCTCTCAGCGACCAGGGTGTCGTCGACGTGAATCGGGACGCCCATGAAGGTCTGCACGCGGCGACCACCCATGTCGATCCACTCCAGCAAGTTGGCGGTGCCGCTGTTCGCCAGCTCGTAGTCGAACCGCTTCTTCGAGGTGCGGTCCATGTAGAAGTGGAGGTTGCCGTTGGTGTCGAAGATGGTGTTGAGCATGTCCTGCATCGACATGACCAACGCCTTCGACGTGGCGCTGAAGGTGGTGGTGTCGCTCGGGTCCCACTGGCAGCGCACGGCGTACCGGTAGTCCTCGACCGCCAGTCCGACGTACCACTTGAACTGGGTGATCCAGGCATACAGGTGCTTGGTGCTGTCGTTGGGATCCGTGATCCGGTCGAGCCCCTTGTCGATCTTCGTGAGCCCCGCCATCGTCCCCTTCGGGAAGATGCCGTAGATCTTGCGAGGCGCCCAGTCGATCAACCAGACCGAACGGTTGTCGGCAGACCCGCCCGACTGCGCAGCGCTGCCGCCACGCAGAGTGTACGAGCTGGTGTCGTACCCGGTGGTCGCCGGGTAACGAACGCTCAGCCCGTGGATGCGCTCCGGGTTGTCGGCGACGCTCTCATAGAAGAGAGCGGTGGCGAACTGCTGCGCCATGCCCTCTGCGATGAGGTCGTCTTCCGACTGACGGTACGCAGCACCGTTGCCGTTCAACGCCGCGAGTGCCTCGTCGACGACGCTCTCGCACTCCATGAGACCGCAGGTCTCATCGTACTGGTCGGTGTCAGCCTTGACGGGCGACACACCAGCGTTGAGCTTGCGCCACGAAGCGGCAGGCAGCGAGCCAGACGTCCGCGTGATGCGGTGCCCGGTCGTGAGGTTGCCCTCCATGAACGGCATGTGCTGGAGTACGGGCATCCGCTTCTCCAACACGTTGACGATGCGAGCGACGCCGCCCGATGGGTCGAGCCGCTTGGCCCAGTTCATCAGGGTCGGGAAGCCAGGATCGGTGATAGTTGCCATGAGAGTCTCCTACTAAAGTTGTTTCGGCGTGCCGTCCTCGTTGAACATCGAGGGGTAGTCACGACGGAGTTGTGCATCTGCATCCGAGGTCGCCCCCGGTGCGCCTGGTTTCATCGCGGAGTTGCCCTCCTGTACTAGCGAGCGACACTTCCACACGAAGCGTGCGAGGCTCGGGAGGTTTCCGAGTCGGTACTGTTCGATGTCTTTGACCAGCTGCTCGCCACCGATCTCAGACACGACGCGCCTCATCAGCACCTTGTTCTGCTCCAGGTTCTCGCCACCAATCTCAGGGTCCGACGCAAGCTCGGATTCCCAACTCGCATTGAGTTCGACGAACGTCTTCTCCTGCTCTTGGATCTGCCCGAAGAAGTGCGACGCCACCTTCGACGCCTGCTCACTGTTGAGCCCCCAGTCCTTCGTGAACTCCTTGAACTGAGCCACCTGCTCGGGTGTAGCCTCCACACCTTCGGCGAGAGTTACCTCGACCTCGCCAGCCTCCGTTCCCGGTTTCTGAGCCGGGTCGGCCTGCTGCCCCTGGCCATTCTCACCAGGCGTGGTTGCCGTCGCAGCAGCGGGCGTCGCTGCTGCTGGTGCTGCTGGTGTCGCTGGCGCAGCTGCCGGTGTCCCGTCGGTGGGCGTACCGGTTGGAGCTGCGGGCGCAGCAGCGGGTGCCGCCGCACCAGGCTGCCCTGCTGGGGGAGTGCCGGGTGTGGTCGCTTGAGTGGTCATGGTGTCTTGCTCCTCTTAGGTTTGCGCACCGGGAGCGATAGCTCTGCGATGCATTGTTCGCTGGCTTCCTTCTTCGCGAGCGCCCACATGCGGGCGAGCCCGTTGTCAGACTTGAACGTCTGCTGCAGGTCGATGGCGACGTCGCGCCTACCCTCGCGCACGTTCTGATGCTGCGACTGGCACACGCCATCGTGGACCTTGTCGTGAAAGGTGCCGCCCTCGATGTCGCACGCGTTGTACACGAGCCAGTGCAACACGCGTCGGCCCACCTCAGTGCTCAGCACTGCGAGCAGGTCATCCTTCTCCTCTTCTCTGATGTCGAACATCACGCGGTTCCTTGTGCCTCGACGACAGGCCCAGTCTGGTTGAGCAGCTCACCTATGTTCTGCGGATCGATGCCAGCACCCGCGAGGTTCTTCGCGCCTTGCGTGGCGGCGAGCATCGCCTCACCGTTCTGCTGCGCTGCTGCTGCGGCGGCGCGCTCAGCTCTGATTGCCTCGACCTCCTCCTCAGTGCGGAGGATGGCGCGCGGCACGCCAGCCATCTCACCGACCTCTTCGAGGAGCTTGCCGACGTCGACCTTCATAGCAGCCTCTTCGAGCCCCATGCCGACGAGACCAACGACGTGGTTCTCCAGCTCGCGCACTGCAGAGATGCCGACCATGTGCTGCGCCATGTGCATGACCGAGATGAACTGCACGCGGATCTCCATGCCCTGCAGCTCCTCGGGTGGCTTGGGCAGCAGACCGGCGCGGTCGAGGATAGCGATGGTGCGCGAGATGAGCGGGTCGAGCAGCTCCCAGTTGAGCGTCTCCAACACCGGGCCCAACTGTAGCATGACCTCTTGCTTCGTCGCCTCGACCTCAGTCGCCGTCGGTCGCTGCGCACGCTGGTCGTTGAGCAGCGACATCCACAGCTTGTAGTAGAACGCGTCGCGAATGCGCCACTCGTGATCTTGAATGTACTCGCGCAGCACGCTGATGCTCTGCGGATGCACGACCTGTGCAGGCGTAAACGCGTTGGCCTGACCTTCCGGCACGTAGGTCGTGTCGCCGGGGATGAGGCTGGCACGCTTCGTCTTCATCGTGTCGACCGCCACCATCGGCGGGTCGGCTGACTTGTCGACGAGACGCGCAAGCTTCTTCATGAGGTGCTGCAGTGCGAGACAATCGCCGACCGCATACCACCCAGGCCCACGACCGTAGGGCTCGCCACTGCGTGCGCCCCATCGAGGCGCGAGCACCGGGAACTCGTAGTAGCCGTGCTCTTCGAGAATCAGCTCGTCCTCGTCGCCCTTCGTCTCGCACCAGTAGCCGACGAACGGCTTGCCGGCGACACCGGGTGCCTTCGCGACGTAGTCCTCGTTCGGCCAAATGGTGTGAACAGTCTCGACGAGCTTCGAGAGCTGATCGTTGTCCCAGTTGTCGCGGACCAGCTGCGAGCACTTGTCGTAGCCGAAGCGCTCGACGAGCTGCTTCACAGTGAAGGTGCGAACACGCATGTACGTGTCGACCTCAGACTTGTCGTTGACGTCGAGGTAGTACTCGCCAATGGGCACCGACTCGAACGTCGGCAGCTGGTCTTCCTCTGATACCTCTTCGAGGATGACCGCCGTGCCGATGGTACCGAGGTCTCGGTAGCCACCGTCGCTCACCGCGCCGTAGAAGCCGCGCTTCTCCAGAACGTTGGCGACAACCTTCTCGACCTTTTCGAGCCAGACCTTCACTGCCTTCTTGTGCGTCAGCTCCAGGTCTTCGAGCGTCAGCCTGAACCACGGCTTGGCCGGCGACGTCACGCCGCTCATCATGCCGGCGGCGAGCACACGCAGCGCATCGTACGGTGTGTTGTTGATGATGTTGGTGGTGAGCGGGTTGCCGTTGTTGAACGCGGACTGGTCCCATCGAGCACGGTACGGGAAAATCTGCTCGACGATTGTCTTCCACGCCTTCTCCCACGACGCACGCACAGCCTGCATCTCTTTGAGACGACGCAGCACGCGTTGGCGCTTCGTCTCCTTCAGCGCGTTGCCAGAGACGGGCGTCTTCTTCTTGCGGCGTGCCATGCTACATCCCCAACGCAGTGTTCATCGGGCGCTGCTGCCCGCCCATCAGCGGAGTGGTGCCGCCAGTGAGGAACGTCGACTGCCGCCCCTGCGAGCGGCGCAGCTTCTTGTTCGTCTCGTTGAAGTTGAGCGCAGCAATCATCGCCTTCGTCGTGTCGGCTGGTGCTGGAGCTTTCGGCGTTGGGATGTTGGGTCCACCCATCGGATCACCTCGTGTAGAGTTCGTACTCAGTTGCACAACGGCTCGACCGACGCGCCATGTTGAATTGCTCCTGCTCATGTGCGTCGCGCGAGAGACTCGCCACCGGAGAGTGAAACGTCAAGCACAATGCGTCGGCACGGTCGGGCGAGGGTCGACCTTCCTTCCGCATCTTGATCTTGCTCTCGACCTGCAGCACCGCTCGCTTGCCCTTCATGCGGTACTCGATGTCGCGTGACGTGAGCTGGTCCTTCAACACCTGGTCGTTGGGCAGACAGGTCGTCGGCTGCTTCACCCACTGCGCCATCTCCCACCACATCTCACTCGACTTGTCGCCGAACCATCCGTCGGTCGCAGTCTCACCGAAGTCGACACCGATGACACGGTCGGCGAACCCGAGCAGCTTGAGGTGGTCGAAGGCAGACGCGCCGTAGCCACCTCGGTCGATGAAGATGGCGTCGGGCTCGCGCCCCTCCTTCTCTTCGGCGAGGTACTGCTTCGCGAACTACGGCAAGGCGTGGCTGCTCGCCGCAGGTAACCCGACGCAGTCCGATGGTCCCCTCCACCGCATCACGTACGACGACCCGACTTACTACGTGGTCCGCATCACGGGCGACCCCGATGATCCGAAGCGCTCGTC